CACAAACTAACAGAGGGGACGAGGAGACGAAATGGGAACAGATGTGCTAGGAATTTTATTAGCAATCAGTTTTACAACATCAGCAGTTTTGATGTTAGTAGTAGCACGCCTAATTAGAAAAGGTTAGGTCTTAAGACGGAAAGAAATTGTTACCAAATCGTTATCTAAATATCCTTGACAGGAGAGGATACGAGGGCATAGATTTGGTAACAAGTAAGACAAGCAACTACAAAGGAGACGAAATGCAGAAAGAAGAAATGATTAGCCTAAGCGCTATGCAACACGTTGCGCTGATAGGTGTGTATCAAAGTTTAGCGTGGGATTTAAGATTTGGTACAAGAAATACACAATCATTGAAAAGTATAAATAAAGTCTTAAGACAGAACTTTAAGAACAAGTCAGAGGCTTTCGATTTTATTCATAGATTGTTTAAGAGAAACAATGTCCCAACATTAGACCTATGCGATATGGGAGATTGCCCAGAAATTAAATCAAAAAAGATAGCAGGAAGAAGTATCGGAAAGTTTCTTCTATCTTGGAACACGCCCGAAGGAATCACTACAAATGTAGTTGGATTGTGTAATATATGTAAAGAAGATATGAAACAAGCAAACGCAATCATAGAAGAAATGGATTAGGAGACGAAATGAATCAAGACTTAAGACATAAGTATTGCTACGAGTGCTATGCAGATTGGCACCTGTGCATATGTGAAGAGAGCGTACAAGGTTTCGCTGTCGCTACACAACCAGATAAAGATTCACCTATGTATATAGGTGGTATGAAACTAACAAAAAGAGGCGAGCGAGTCTTGACAGCGCTTGCAACTTTGATTATGTTGTTAGTTGCAGTATCAGTAGGAACGATAGAAAACCTGTCTTAAGACATAAGACACGGAGACAAGGAGACAAAATGCAAGAAGCAATTAGTTGGGCAGAGTTAGCAGAACTAACTCACAAAACACAAGTAGAGAAGTTTCAGTTCTGTACCTGTGAAGAGCAAGAGTATTTCCCATATGAAGATTGCCCAAGGGAGACAAAATGAAAGCAAAAGATGTAATTAAAAATATGAAAGAACTAAACCCTGAAGAAGAAGTTGTAATTCTTTGGTGGAGTAAGGACATCTTTGATACTGAAGAGAGTCCTATAACCGATGATGTTTGGTCTAAGGTTACTAAAGAAGTCGATGATAATCATCTCGATTTCTCATCACAAGTTATTAGTGAAGAAATACTTAATGTGTTGAGAGAATACGAGGTGAGCGAATAATGCAACACCATTATGTAATTATGTTTGACGATGTAGAGAACGAGTGGACACACGACACCGACACTGAAAGCACTGTGTTCAATGACGGAACTGTGTATAATCCAAAAGAAGAAATGTGGCAATACGCATACGAAGGAGACGGCGTGTTTATAGATAACGAAGAAGAATTATGCGCTAAAGTTTCCCTAATGATTGGTCAATTAAATAAGGAGACAAGATGAAAGAAGATATGACAACAAGTCCTGCGCTTGACGCTGAGATAAAACTACCAAAGAAACTATTTGTAACTAGATTAGTTACCTTTGATGTAGATAAAGCAGTAGCAAGTATGAAAGAGTGGGACATAGAAGACCCAGACCTAGATGATGTGGTCGCGTGGTTAACAGATGAGATTTCAATGGAGTTCAATGTGCCATTGAAAGAACTCACCTTTGAAAATGAGTTTGGTGAAGAAGTATCTGGATTAGATTGGGGAACATACTAATGCCAACAATTGCAGAACTACTTAAACCAGAAATAGTTGATGTCTTAAGACATATAGATTCAATAACCAAATGTGGTTCTTGTTCTAATGTTGTAGACCTTGACGAAGAGGGTGGACATATTTACAATGGAGTTACAATATGTTCTAATTGCGAAGGAGATAAGTAATATGTTATGCGAGATATGCGAACACCAAGAAAAAACTGGTGGTAAGTATTGCGATGATTGTCGTGATGATTTCAAGACAAGTGAGGACGACAAATGATTGTTGAACTTATCATATCTATCGGATTCGTTGTGTTAATGTTCTTAGTATGGGGGCAACGATGAATAGTTTAGATAATATAATCTTATGCTGTGGCAAAAGTTGGGACGGCGATTGCCAGATATGCGAAGAACAAGCATATAAAGAATACAAACAAGAAATGCGTGACGAGTGGGATTGGGACACAGACAGAGATGATGACAATGACGATTGAACAAAGATTAGAACGCATTGAAACTATGTTAAGGCACATAATCAGAGAGTTATCTTATGTGCCAACAGAAGAAGAGTTAGAGCAAGAAAAGTCAATCGGTAAGGTATCGTTTGATTTAATACAAGGAGGCAAATAAAATGGCAACAAGGTCAATAGTGGGTAGGACAATAGGTAATGAAGATACTTGGATTGGTAAGTATGTACATTGGGACGGATACCCAAGCAATATGGTTCCAACTCTAATTGAGTTAGTCTTAAGACATAACTTAAATGATGTCGTATCAACGCTAATCTTTGAGCAACCTAGTTGGTCATCGCTTAGTTTTGAAAAACCTGACTATCTTAAAGAAGAAGACAACTACATAGCAGGTTACGGCATAGCCAGCCAACACAAACAAGAACTGTGGCTCACTTGGGAGTCCGAAGATGTTATGTGTACTGAGTTTGCATACATCTTTGACCCATTGAGTAGGTCTCTTTATGTCTTAAGTCGTGATGATGAAAGACAACGTTGGGCTAAGAGTGATGTCATTGACCTTGGCGCAATCATCTATCGAGTACGAGGTGGCGAAACAACCATTGAAGAGGAGATAACTAAATCGTGGCAAAACCAATCAGTACTCGCCATATAACGCCATACTTTGAGACAGCGAAATGTTTATCTCACCCTGACCCTGATTGGTTCTTTAATTATGGTTCAAATAGGAGAAGAGAAGAGATAGCGCCAGAGCAAAAGGCGTACTGTCAAGATTGTCCTGTCTTAAGACAATGCTATGAGTATGCTTTACACGTTGATGTTCGTGGAGTATGGGGAGGAACTACCTATACAGAGAGGAAACGAGCGCGTAAAGAATTAGGCATAGTTGTAGAAATATTTGATACAGCGCAACGAGATGCTTTTACATCTTGGAATAGGAGAGGAGACGAGGTTGCCTGATAGTAACGAGTATCGTATTGAAGAACTTATCAACAGCGCATTTAAGAGGGAAGTAGTTGAAGCAGTTGAAGAGAGTGAAAATGTTGTAGATATAATTAACGGACTTGTGAGAGATGACGATACTTGGCAAGATGCTAGTACCAGTCATAACACTAGACTTTTGATTATAGGTACAATTGGCGCATTGGCTATGAAATTTGCTGATGCCACAACGATTTTAATAGACGAGGATATGCTAAATCTTGATGAAGTGGAAGAAGAAGAAGGAAAAGAATAAAGAAGATTACACCAACATACCTAGTGCGCGATGCACTAGGTGTGATGGCGAGTGGATTATGATTCCTGTACATTTTGATACACAGACATACGAAATAGACGCATATGGCTTACAAGGGGCTTATTGCTGGTCTTGTGGAGCAACAGTAACGCCACCCATACCAATAGATTCTAAATTAGAATTAGAGGATTAATACCAGTTTCTTCTATCGTGATGTCTTAAGGCAGAACAAGGTTCGTCATATCTATGTTCGATATATCTTAGACCTCGTTTTGTTTGCTCCTCAATTTCAGTATCTTCAGGAGTCTTTAACATTTGGAATAAACCAAAAGCAGATGAGTTAGGATTATCTGCGTTTATCTTCCACCGAGATTCACGCCAAACTAATTCATCAAGGCAACTCCATTGATTACCTGTCCAACCTTTAACTTCTGCTTGACCTCGTACATAAGCACGACTTAAGACAGGAGATTCTTTTATTTGCTCTGACACCACAGCAGGTGGAAGAGTTAAAAGAAGTATTGGTATGAACATTTATCTCCTTTGTTCGTACGAACCACCTTACCACAAGCATTAGGGATTTGACAAACCTAAAGTTCTAGTATTAAACTAGAGGGTGGCAGGGTGGGGATATATATTATTAAATACTATAGTATTAACTACTATAGTATTAATATATATATAATATAACTACTATAGTAGTAGTTATATTAATATCATTTATGCGTTTGCATAAATGATAAACCTTTGGTATTGTTTTACTTAGAAGTGTTTTGCACTTCCTCCTTTGGTCAGGGAAGGGTTGTCTCCCCCTCCCTGACTATCCTTAGAGACAAAGAGACAGGAGATAAAATGTTAGAAATTAATGGTCATCAAGTACCAGAACACGTTTCATATTCATCATTAACAACTTGGTTAAATTGTGGATGGCAGTACTATCTTGGACGCATAGCAAAAGTTGATGAGCAACCAGCAATCTGGAACCTTGGTGGTTCAGCAGTACATAAAGCAACAGAAATCTATGATTTAGAATTATGGGAGACAGAAAATAATGTTAATTAAACTTGAACCTTGGGAATATGAATACGCAAGTTATATAGGTATCAGAAGATTTACAGCGAACTGGGATAAATCTGATGCATCTTATTACGATAGGTCTCGTATGGAAGATGATAGAACAGCACAAGTTGCTAGTGCTATATGTGAATTAGCAGTTGCTAAAGCGATGAATCAATATTGGACAGCATCTATTTGGGATGAAAGTAAACACGAAAATAATAAATTTATTCCTGATGTTGGAATTAACATTGAAGTTAGAAGAGTCAGAACTAAATCTGGTCCTGCCGTAAGACATAAAGATTTAAACAGAGATTTAATAATTGTTGGTGCTATTGCTATTGCGCCAGAATTTAAAGAAGTTGAAGTGCTTGGTTGGATACGCGCCGAGGACGGTTGGAACATAGGAATACAAGAAAGTTATGGTAAAATTATTCCAAGAGAAAGGCTTAATCAAATTGGATATTAATAAGATTTGGTCAGACGCTTGGACATTTGAATCTAAAGACAGAAGTTATGACTTAATACCTAAAGATTCATTTAGACAATCAACAAGAACAACTAAGGCTAACCCTAATGGTGAGAACTATGATTGGTGGTTTGAGAATGGAAAAACGTTCTTAAACAACTGGGTTGAGTGGCGTAAAGGTTCAGGTTGGAAACTATGGACAACACCTGAAGGTAGACCTGCCATTGAATTAATGATTGAAATTAAAATTGGTGACATCTTTATGAAAGGTGCCATTGACCGAGTATTCGTTACACCTGAAGGTGAATTAGTAATTTTAGACCTTAAGACAGGAATAAGAACACCACAATCAGATTTACAATTACAAGTTTATGCTTGTATGATGGAACGTGCATTGGGAATACGTCCGTCTTACGGCGTATACTGGATGGCTAGACAAGGAAGCACAAGTATTCCTACTAGCCTAGATAAATTTACATTAAGAAAGTTAGATGAAATGGTTAGTCTCTTTCAAAAAGCGAGAGAGAATAATTTATATCTGCCTAACTTCGAGGGATGTAAACTGTGTTCCTATCAGGAGCACTGCTATTGGGTAGATGGTAAGAACCATCTTCCGTTAGGAGAAGTAATCAATGTCAAGTGAGTCAACGTTTGTAGCAAACGTAAAGACACCGAAAGGAACAATCCTTACAGTTCGTGGGGATGACATTACATCATTTAGTAAAAATATAAGTGATGTTGTTGCTGGTCAAATAGATGTAGTTATTGGCGCATTAGAGGATGCGATGAGTCCAATGTCTATTTCTGATATTGCAGGTGCTGTTGGTGGAACTGTTACAGCAGTTAATGTTGCTGCACCAAGTACACCATCACCAAGTTGCAAACACGGAACACGCAAACACAAAGCAGGTTCAAGTGGTAAAGGACCTTGGCAAGCGTGGATGTGTCCATCTGCTAAAGGAACTTCAGACCAATGCGAACCTATTTGGATTAAGCGTGGAGAGCCAGGCTGGGTCTAAACAATGAGAACTCTCAGCAGAACAATTGGCAAGACTGAAGCAGGAGGGGAACCTCTTCGTCCTGTCTTCAGAGCATTTGAGAAGAAGAAAATAATTCTTAGACGTTCTGAAGTTTCAATGTTTGCTGGAGCACCAGGCGTGGGCAAGTCAACTCTTGCCCTCGCTATTGCTCTTCGTTCTAATGTTCCAACACTTTATGTTTCAGCAGATACTGGCGCACACACAATGAGTATGCGTTTGTTTTCTATGGTTACAAGTAAGACGCAAGATGAAGCAGAAAGAATACTTTCAGAAGAACAATCTTGGGCTAAAGATATTATTAATAAGAACGCTAAACATATCTTCTGGTCATTTGAAGCAGCCCCATCATTAACAGATTTAGATGAAGAAGTTTTAGCATTTGAAGAAGTGCACGGACAAAATCCACATCTAATTGTTTTAGATAACCTTGTAGATATTTCAGATGGTGGTGGAGAAGAGTGGTCAGCGATGCGCTCTACTATGAAAGAAATCAAATTCTTAGCAAGAGATACTAACGCTGCAATTCTTTTACTACATCATACCTCTGAAGCATTTGATGGAAACCCTTGTCCACCACGTTCAAGTATTCAAGGTAAAGTTTCACAGATGCCAGCATTGATTTGTACAATGGCAATAACACCAGCAGGAGATATGGCTGTATCACCTGTTAAGAATAGATATGGTGCTGCAAATGCTAGTGGTACTGATGCTGTGTACCTAAAGTTTAATCCTGAATATATGAACCTTGATGATATTGACCGAGAGATTAATGTCTAAGGATAATGATGGCAAATGTTATGTATGTCTTAAG